GAAGGAAGGGGTGAGACCTCCCAAGAAATTGAAGATAACTACCGTAGAGTTTTTGGTTCTGGTATAGCAGTACCACAGCCAAAAGTTTTAATGGGATAATAAATGACAAATTCATTTTCAATGGTTCGTAAAGCCAGAGGAACTTTGGCTGAACAGAAAAAAGAATCAACACCAGCAAAAAAATCTAAAATAGAACTTGTAGTTTTAGGTATAGATGAAGGTGGAGGCACAGTTAATGATATTTTACAGGAAGTCTGTAAGGATCTAGATATAAAATGTACCTCTATTAATGTTCAAGAGGCTTGGATATCTGACCAAGATATTGAGAAAAAAACTTTAACCATTTCAAATTATAATGGTAAAGATGCTAAAGAACATATAAAAACATCTGAAGCTGTTGTATTTGTCCGACGTGGTGCCATTATGGATATGGCAGGACAAGCTTTAACTAGTTTGTTTGAAAGTGCTGGTTGTTTTATGGTAAATGATTTGGAGTCAATGTTATTGTGTGATAACAAAATGGCAACAGCAATTCAATTATCCAGTCATAATATTTCAATTCCTAGAACGTCAGTAGTTAATAATAGAAAAAGTATTGAAGATGCTCATAAACACATTGGTGGAAAATTTCCTGCTATTGTAAAAACTCTAACTGGTACTCAAGGTATTGGTGTTGCTAAAGTTAATGATATGGAGTCAATGGTATCTGTTTGTGAAGCTCTTTGGAAATATAATGCTCCTATTTTAATTCAAGAGTGGTTAGATATAGATTTTGATGTTAGGACTTTAGTTGTTAATAATCGCATTATAGGTTCGGCAAAAAGAATAACTAGTAAGAAAGAATTTAGAAGTAATGTCCATCTAGGTGCGACTACAAAACCATATGTCTTAAAAGATAATGAGAAAGAAGTTATCCTTGCAGCAGCAAGAGCAACGGGTGGTTACATGATGGGTGTAGATCATTGTATAGATGATGGCGAAGTTAAGATTTTAGAATGTAATGGTTCTCCAGGTATTCGATCAAAATTTGAAGGTTACGATATGGTAGAATGGCCTCAGAAAAATATTGGACCAAAAAGTGATAAAGAAATATTTACAATGATGATAGAATATATGCAATACGAATTACATCGAAGAAGTAGATTTAGGAGAGAGTGTGGTTATATAGAGTCTATAATGATTGACGGCATTGATGATCCAATTCGAGCTAAAATGGATACAGGTAATGGAACAAATGCAACAATGTTTCATGTAGATAAGATAAAAATTGATGATGACGTAGTTCATTGGGTAAAGAATAAGCATAAATTTACATCAAAGGTTATTGGTACAAGTCATCCAAAACATATAACTCAAATGAAAACCAGACCTATTATAGAATTAGATATAACATTTGCTAATAAGAGATATGAAGGCGTGCCTTTCGGGTTAACAACAGAAGATAGTTATAGTGAAATGTTGGTTAATAGGAAATTGCTTACAAGACTTAAAGTTGCAGTAAATCCTAATAAACGATTTATTATTTCTGATTGGACTGCTCGGGATAAATATCCGGAATATAAGGTTGACACAAAGATGGATGTATGATATACTAATTACATGAGTGATTTTTATATTAATGTGTTGCAGAGAGCGGATAAGCTTCTTGTCCGTGAAATTAAAGATGGTAAGCGAATTAAACATAAAGTTAAATATGAACCAACACTTTATGTTCCTGTAAAGAAAGAAACAAATTTTAAAACTCTTGCAGGTCAATTTGTAACTCCGTATAAATGCGAGTCCATTTATGATGCTAAATCATTTTTGGCAAAGTATGAACAACAGTCCGACCTGGTTTACGGTATGGAGCGGTATCCATATACATGGATAGCTGAGAATTATGAAGGCGTAGTTGATTGGGATATTAGTAAACTCCGAACTATTACGATAGATATAGAAGTTGCGTGTGAAAATGGATTTCCAGATCCAGAAGAAGCTTCGGAAGAAATGTTGTGTATCACCGTAAAGAATCAATCTAATAAAGAAATTATAGTTTGGGGCCTGCATGATTATACTAATGATCGTAAAGATGTAAATTATATTCGGTGTTCGGATGAGAGAGAACTGTTAAAGAAATTTTTAGAGTTCTGGGAATATTTTGAACCTGATATTGTTACAGGATGGAACTGTAAGTTTTTTGACATCCCATATCTGTGTAATCGTATTATACGATTGTTTGGTGAAGAAGAAGTCCAAAGAATGTCTCCCTGGGGCATTGTTCATTCTAGAATAACACACCTTTCAATAGGTCGTGAAATTCAGATGTATGATGTTTTAGGAGTTTCTATACTTGATTATTTGGACCTGTATAGAAATTATACATACACAAATCAAGAATCTTATCGTTTAGATCACATTGCTTATGTAGAGTTAGGTGAACGTAAACATGAAAACCCACATGAAACATTCCGAGATTGGTATACAAACGATTATCAATCATTTGTAGACTATAACATACATGATGTAGAGTTAGTTGATAAGTTTGAAGATAAGATGAAGTTAATTGAACTTCATTTAACGATGGCTTATGAAGCAAAGATTAATCCCCAAGATGTTTTCTCACAGGTTCGTATGTGGGATGTAATCATTTACAATTATCTTAAAGAGCATAATGTAGTTGTACCTAGAAGAAGGGTTGAGAAAAAAGATGATCGGTATGAAGGTGCATATGTAAAAGAACCTCAAACTGGTTTACACAATTGGGTAATGTCATTTGATTTGAATAGTTTGTATCCACATTTGATTATGCAGTATAACATATCTCCAGAAACTCTGGCGATAGAAGGTAATGGCCAAGTTAATGTAGATCGAATGTTAAATAAAGAAGTTGAGATTCCAAAGGATGGTTATACTGTTACACCAAATGGTGCTCGTTTTAGAATTGATGAGCAAGGATTTCTTCCAGCGCTAATGCAAAAGCTTTATACAGATCGTGTTAAGTTTAAACAATGGACAATTGAGGCCCGAAAGAAATACCAAAAAAATAAAGATAAAAAATATTTAAACGAAATTTCAAAGTACAATAATATTCAGATGGCTCGTAAGATTGCTCTGAATAGTGCTTATGGTGCAATTGGCAATCAATATTTTAGATACTACGATATTCGTATGGCCACAGCAATAACCTTGGGTGGGCAGTTGGCTATTAGATGGATTGAAAATAAAGTAAATGAATATCTTAATAAAATATTACAGACTGATGATGTAGATTATGTTATAGCATCTGATACGGATTCAATTTATGTAACCTTTGATGACTTGGTTAAGAAAGTTAATCCTAAGAATCCTATTAACTTTTTAGATAAGGTTGCAACTGAAAAGTTAGAGCCATTTATAGAAAAGAGCTTTAAAGAGTTGGCTGTATATGTAAATGCATACGAACAGAAAATGGAAATGGCAAGAGAAGTCATAGCAGATAAAGGTATATGGACAGCTAAGAAACGATACATTCTCAATGTACATGATAGTGAAGGTGTACGATATGCAGAACCAGAATTAAAAGTGATGGGTATTGAGGCGGTAAAGTCCTCAACTCCAGAACCGTGTCGAGATAAAATTAGAGAGGCATTGAAACTTATTATAGGTGAAGATGAAAAAACTTTGAATATGTTTATTCAAGAATTTCATAAGACGTTTATGGAACTTGATCCTGAACAAATAGCTTATCCAAGATCGTGCAATGGATTAAAGAAGTGGGGAGATAGTTCTAGTATATTTAAGAAAAAATGTCCAATGCATATTAAGGGTGCATTAATATATAATCATTTACTAAAACGTCATAAGGTTACACACAAGTATCCTTATATACAACAAGGTGATAAAATTAAATTTTTAGAATTAAGATTACCAAACAAGATGCAGTCGAATGTTATTTCGTTTATGACAAGACTACCGAAAGAATTTGACTTGCATAATATGATAAACTATGATATAATGTTTGATAAGAGTTTCGTTGAACCTTTAACATTTATTCTTGACCAGATTAATTGGCACGTAGATAGAAGTTATGGGACACAACGAACTCTAGAGGATTTATTTGGATGAATATAAAGATGGAAAAGTTTAATTATAAGAATGATTTTAAAAAAGATGAAGTAAAATCACTAGTAGGTATAT